AACTTAAATCATTTTGGTTTTGAAAATGTACAAATAACAGAACCTGCACAATTTACAGAATATCCTAAAGGTGGTTTTTATGATTGGCACATGGATCTTGATATTCATGGTGCACACGAACCGCCAGTTAGAAAAATATCTATGACATGTTTACTATCTGATCCAGCTACATTTACAGGTGGTGAATTAGAGTTTATGGAAAAAAATAAAATACCTAATCTTAAACAAGGACAAGCTATATTCTTTGCATCTTTTTTAAGACATAGAGTAGCCCCTGTAAAAAAAGGAATTAGGAGGTCTTTGGTTATGTGGTTTGGAGGCCAACCTTTTAAATGAACCGAGAAATATTATTCCCAACTCCTATTTATTGGAAAGATTTACCTAACGCAAAAGAACTTAATAAATATTTATTTAAACATATTAAAGCTTGGTACAAAAACGATATAAAAAAAGGCAACCCAACTGGAGAGTTTAAGACTAATTCAGGGTTTGGTTGGCACAGCACAACCGACATGAATACAAAAAAAGAATATAATCCTTTAGTATCAGAACTTTTTAAAATGGCAGAACAGTGTAATAAAGATTATGGTGTTCAACCTAAATTAGGTTTAGGAAATATGTGGGCTAACGTAAGTCCTACTTATTCCTATAATAAAACACATACACACCCTAACGCTATGTGGTCAGGTGTATATTATATTAAGGTACCTAAAAATTCTGGTAAATTATTTTTAGAAGATCCTAGACCAGGACCTAATAATTACATGCCAAGAAGAATAGATAAGTTACCTAAACAATTATGGCGTGTTATTGCTTATGAAGCAGTAGAAGGTAGAATGATATTTTTTCCATCATGGCAACCCCATGGTGTAGACATAAACATGAACACAGAAAAAGGTGAAAAGAATTGGCGTGTATCAGTATCTTATAATTTTATACAAACATGAGTTTTAAAAAAAATAAATACCAAGTTATACGTGGTGCTATATCTAAAGATGTGGCAGACATGGCTTATAGATATTTACAGATATCTGCTGAGGCTGATAACTGGATGATGAATAACCACGTTACCCATGCAAATAATCCGTTAATAGGTAATTTTCATGATCAACAAGTTCCAGGATCATATGCAAAATATGCAGACCGATTAATGGAAACATTACTGGTTAAAACTATAGATGTAATGCAAAAGAAAACAGGACTTAGATTAGTACCTACCTATTCATACACAAGACTCTATAGAAATGGTAATATTCTTAAAAGACACAAAGACAGGCCTAGCTGTGAGATATCTACTACACTTTGTTTAGGTGGTGATCATTGGCCTATTTACTTAGATCCTACAGGGTCTGATAATGTTATAGATGAATATAAAAATATACATAAACCTGGTGCACCTAAAGGTGTAGAAGTTAATCTAAAACCTGGTGATATGCTTATATATTCTGGCTGTGAACTAGAACATTGGAGAGAGCCTTTTCAAGGCCAATTATGTGGGCAAGTCTTTTTACACTATAATCATGCTGATGGACCCTTTGCAAAGTCTAATTTATATGATAAAAGACCCCTATTGGGTATACCCAAAACTCGTTGATTCACAACGCAATCTATTATAATCTGAGAGACATATGTTACAAAAAGTTAAATTTGCACCTGGATTCAATAAACAAGTTACTGCTACTGGAGGCGAAAGCCAATGGGTTGCAGGAGATAATGTTAGATTTAGATATGGCACACCAGAGAAAATAGGTGGTTGGTCTCAATTAGGTTCAGTAGACATAACAGGTCGTAACACCGCTATTCATCATTTTGTAAATACGTCAGGTATTAAGTATGCAGCGCTTGGAACTAATAGAATTTTGTATGCTTATTCAGGTGGTATTTTTTATGACATACACCCTCTTAAATCTACAACAACATTAACAAATGCATTTTCTACAACTAATGGATCTGCAGTTGTAACAATAACTTTTGCATCAGCACATAATATAAATCAATACGATATTGTTTTATTAGATAATTTTACATCTATAACAAACTCTGGTTTTACATCAGCTAATTTTGACGATAACAAATTTATGGTAACAACTGTACCGTCAGATACAACGATAACAGTTAACGTTGGATCAAATGAGTCAGGCAGTGGTGCTAGCACATCTGGTGGTATTAGAGTTAGACACTATTATCCTGTAGGTCCGGCCGTAGAGGTTGCATCAACAGGTTGGGGACTAGGGCCTTGGAGTGGTTTTAAATCTGGACAATTTACATCAACACTATCATCAAGTATTAATACATCTGTCACAAGTTTAACAATGGCTAGTTCAACCTCTTTCCCGTCTTCAGGAACAGTATTAGTTGACAACGAACTTATTACTTATACCGGCAATAGTGGTGGTACATTATCAGGTTTAACAAGAGGAGCTTCAGGAACTACAGCAGCATCACACTCATCAGGAGCAACCGTAACCGATGCATCTAATTTTTTTGGATGGAACGCTGCAACATCAGGAGACGTTGTTACAGCACCAGGATTATGGTCATTAGATAATTTTGGTAATAAACTTATTGCAACTATTAACGGTGGAGAAACTTTTGAATGGAATTCTAATCCAACAGGAGCAACAGATACAAGAGCAACGATTGTTACAAATGCACCCACAGCTTCTGCTCTCTCTTTAGTATCTACACCAGATAGACACTTATTATTTTTTGGTACAGAAACAACGATTGGGACAAAAACAACACAAGACCCTATGTTTATAAGATTTTCTTCTCAAGAAGATATTAATACTTATACACCTACAGCTACAAATACATCTGGTACACAAAGACTGGCAGATGGGTCAAAAATTGTTGGTGCACTTAGAGGTCGAGACTCAACTTACATTTGGACAGACACAGCGTTATTTATTATGAAATTTGTAGGCGCACCTTTTACTTTCTCATTTCAACAAGTTGGTACAAACTGTGGATTGATTGGACAGAACGCAGCGGTCGAAGTTGATGGTTCTGCTTATTGGATGTCAGAGAACGGTTTCTTTAGATACACAGGTAAACTAGAATCATTAGATTGTTTAGTAGAAGATTTTGTATACGATGATATTAATACAACACCAAAACAACATATTAATGCAGGACTAAACAATTTGTTTGGTGAAGTAATGTGGTTTTATCCTAACTCAGGATCAGGAACAGTTAACAGAATGGTTTGTTACAATTACATTGATTCTACTCCGCAACGACCGGTATGGACTACAGGGACATTAGCAAGAACGTCATGGCAAGATTCTGCTGTATTCGGTAAACCTCATGCAACAGCATACGACGAAGACGGTACAACAGCTACAACAGACACTAATTATATTTTTGGTAACAGTGATGGTACAACAACATACTACGAACACGAGACAGGATTAAATCAAGTTAAAGAAGGTGCAACAACTGCTATTACAGCAAACATAGAATCAGGCGACTTTGACATAGGGCAAGAAGGATTATCTGGTGATGGTGAGTTTATGATGAAAATAAGAAGAGTGATACCAGACTTTTTATCACAAACAGGTGATGCAAGAGTTACATTAAATTTAAGAGACTTTCCTAATCAAACACAAGCTAGTTCATCGCTTGGACCTTTTACTATTACAAGCAGCACAAATAAAATAGACACACGTGCGAGAGCTAGATCTATATCTTTAAAAGTAGAAAACACAAGTACAAGTCAGTTTTGGAGACTAGGCACATTTAGAATAGATTACCAACCGGATGGAAGAAGATAATGGGATTAGATAAATTAAAGAAAAAACCAAATCAATTAGTTTTTAAAAGAAAAGATGGCAAACGACCAGGTTATAGAGGTAGAACAGATGCAGATACTATGTCGGGTTCAGGTTATGGTGCAGGATCTAGTTCTTCTTCAGATTCTGGTAGCGGCGATGAAGGTGTTTATGAACCACCAGCACAATCATATACTCCTGCACCAGAACCAGAATATGACACAGCAGATTTTGCTTTTACAACACCGTCACCAGAACCAACACCTGCAACAACTTTTCCAGAACCAGGCGTTGATTATATTGATTTAGGATCTGACCGATTTGCTCCAGTAACCATTGAGGATGTACGAGTATATGCTAAAGATAATCGTCTAAGTACAGTTAGAGGTGGTTATGAGCCAAATATTACAAGAGATACAGGAAACAGTCTATACGTGTCACCTACACAAACAATGAAAGACGAAGAACCTTATATAGATTATAAACCTGGTCCTAACTACGTTACTGCAAAACAGTTATCAGATTCAATTAGAGGAACTGGAGACGTTGATCAACAAGCTGCAACGTTGGCTAAAATTCAAGCGGTTAATCCAATGCAACAATCTAAAGGAATTTTAGAAACAGCAGGTACAAAATTAAAAAATATGGCTATAGATTATGCTTTAAATACTTTTACTGGAGGTCTTTATAATAAGTTTAAAACTCCGTACAGAGTATTACAAGCTGCAGACGATAGATTTCTTAATGATAAAATTCCAGGAATAACAAAATTTGCTAAATATAATAAGAATCCAATTTCAGGATACAAAAAAAATACATTTGAAAGCAATGGTGATGATAGACCTATACCTAAAGATGTTATAACGGCTAATGTGCAAAAATTTAGTCCAGAACAATTAAACAGAGCAATAGCGCTTAGAGATCAGTTACAATCATATGCTGAAACAGGAAGGTTAAATGAAAAAGGTCAATTAACTTTACAACAACTTAATAATTTAATAGAACAATATCAAGTGAGCGTATAATGGCTAGAATAGTACAATCTTTAACACAACCTTTACCAGAATATGATCAACAAATACAACAATCTTTTGTAAGAGATATAGATGGTATTGTTAATAAATTAAATTCAACCTATCAACAAGATTTAAAAGATGAAGTTGAAGCATTTAACTTCTTTATAAACTAATGGCAAATTCATTTGTAAACAAAAAAGTAGATTTAACTAGCACAAGTGCTACTACTTTATATACTGTGCCCTCTGCTACAACGGGGGTAATTAAGTCAATTTTAGTGTCTGAAGATTCTGGTAATGCTGATACCATAACAGTTACGGTTACAGACACAAGCGATAATGTATTTAGTCTATTTAAGACTAAGTCTATATCAGCAAATGCAACAGCAGAATTACTAACAGGACCCCTTGTTTTACAGGAAAGTGAGGTCTTGAAAGTGACTGCTGCTACAGCAAATAGGCTACATGTGGTGGCTTCTGTTCTAGAAATTAAACCTAGGGAAGTAACAACATAGTCTTGATTTACTAGGGAAAAACTAGTAAAGTGAACGACACTCAGGTGAAATTCCTGCCTTAAAAGTACAATAACTAAATAGATAATTATGGCTATAAACAGAGCATTAATGAACAGACAGATGTATAATATGGGAGGCTCATCTTTAGAAACAGGGGCACCTGATATTACCCTTACAGGCGACATGCGACCTACATACAGCGCAATGAGAAAACAAAGATTAGCTGGTGGTGGTATTGCTAGCATGAGAGATAGAATTAAATATGACGTTAGACCAGGAGAAACTCTTGTAGGAAAACCAGGGGGTTTAGTTGAACCTGGGGTTAAACAATATGGACTTCTTAGTAAAATAAAAGATAAAATTGTAGATGATTTAATTCCAAATGAAATAAAAGAAAACCCAATGATTACAGCTCTTGGTGGTGCAGCGTTAGTAAATCAATTTGGTCTTCCAGATGCAGTAACAAATTATTTAAACATGGGTTCTGATGTTGGACAAAATTTTGTAGGTGAATTATTAAATTTTCTTCCAGGTGATACACAGTTTAATACAGTGTTAGGAGATAACATTCCTTTTAGTTATCAAGATATTACATCTAATCGATTACCTGGTGGTCTAGATCAATTTATAATAGGAGGAGGTATTGGTGGAGGAAACAATTTATCAATGCAAGATTATATGACAGATTTTGGTCAAAACATTATGTCACAAGTGATACCTGATTCAGTTAAACCATTTATTGGAATGAATACAGGAATTAACCCTGCTAACATGTCAACTAATCAAGCAAATCAATTAGCAATAGAACAATACAAAAGAAGAAACTTACAGCAAGACCTTATTAAAGCACTGGCAGCAGGATCTGCAGCAGGTGCATATGTAGAGTCACAACCAAAAGATACATTACCAACTGACACAACAGGAGTTAATTTTCAAACAGCACAACAAGCAATGAACGATCCTAATCTAAGATTTAAACCACCTCTAGAAGCTACACAACTAGCAGCTAACGGTGGAAGAATAGGTTATGACATGGGAGGTGGTGTTATGATGGCATCTAATATAGAGAACGATAAAATATTAGAAGCTCTATTAGAAAAATATTTAGACATGGGATTATCCTTACCAGACGCAGAAGAAGCTGCACAAAAAGAATTTGAGAGAATGAGTATGAGACCATCAAACAGAGTTATGGCACAAGAAGGCGGACTTATGGATTTAGGTGGCATGGAAAAAGATTATAGAGAAGAAGGTGGATTTGTACCTATCGGCGGAAAAGAAAAAGCAGATGACGTACCTGCAAGATTAAGTAAAAATGAATTTGTATTTACAGCAGATGCTGTTAGAAATGCAGGAGGCGGCGACATAGATGAAGGTGCTGCTGTAATGGAAAGATTAATGGACAATTTAGAACAAGGCGGAAAAGTATCTGAAGAATCACAAGGACTTGCAGGTGCTAGAGAAATGTTTGAAACATCACAACGATTAGAGAAAAGGATTATATAATGGCACTAACACAACAATCAGCATTACCCCAACAATTTGTAACTGACATTGGTCAAGATTATGCTCAACAAATAGCAGGTTTAACATCTATACCTTTAGATACATCTAAATTTGCACCACAAGTTGCAGGGCAAGACGTATTACAAACGCAAGCAGCAACTTTAGCGGGGTCAGGTGTCGGAGCTTACCAACCATTTTTAACTTCAGCTGCTGATTATGGAACACAAGCAGGCACAACATTAGGTGGTGTTTCTCCTTTTATATCTGCAGCACAAACAGCTACGGGAACCGGAGCAGGCACAGGCGCAGGGTCTATTGCTTCATATATGTCTCCGTACCAACAACAAGTTATCGACGCAACATTATCAGAATTTGATAAACAAGCTGCAATAAGACAACAAGACATTTCAACTCTTGCAGCACAAACAGGAAATTTAGGTGGTGGTAGAGAAGGAGTTTTAGCATCAGAATATCAAACTACATCAGATAGAAACAGAGCATTACTTAATGCACAATTATTAGGACAAGGATTTACTCAAGGTGCTGGATTAAGACAACAAGATTTTGCAAACCAATTAGGTTTAGCTGGTGCACA